AACACTACCCGTTTTGGGTATAGAGGGTACAGGCCAGAAAGGGATCGTAGACTATATATTTGATTATGCCAAATTCTATAAGCCAACCCTCTTTACAATTGAAGATACAAGCATGTCGAAACCCATATTTCAATCTATACGTGCAGAGATGAGACGAAGGAATGAGTTTATTATTCCTTTTAAAGAAGAGAAGCCAGGTACACGTATGAGTAAGAGAGATAGAATACAGGAAATACTAGCCCAAAGGTTTGCAGTAGGTCAGGTTCACATAAAGAAAACTCAATATGATTTACATAGGGAGATAATGACTTTTGGACCACGTATGGCACACGATGATACCATAGATGCTCTAGCCTATGCATGTAAGTACGCACATCCGCCTACTGGCATGGCAGAATCTAGAGATGGATGGTATAAACAGAAACCTAAACCTAAATCATGGATAACCGCATAATGAGTAAGTATAATATAGAGGATGTGTATAATGCAATGGCTTATACTGAAACTGGAGGTTTTTCAGATCCCTGGATAAGAACTACAATTCAAGGGGAGTTAGGATCAAATGCTTATGGGCCAGTTCAATTACTTTCAAGTACTTTATCAGGGGCAACTAAACAAACATATAAAGATAGTGGGGAACCTATGATAAAATTTACTAAAGATGAATTAGCATTTATAGATAGATTTGCAGAGCAGGGGAAAAAGTTTTATAAATATGGGGGAAAAGATATGGTTCCTGGTATGGAAATGTATGGTTATGGTGGTGCTGGAGATATAACAAAAGAAGATAGAAAGCTTTATGAAAGTTCTGCTAAAAAGGTTATAGCTTATGAGCTAAAGAGAGCAGGGGATGATTTAGATAAGTTTCAAGAAGAATGGCGTGGTCCTACTGAACGGTTTGAGGGTGGCAAAGATGTTAGGCATAATATAACATTTAAAGAAAGGCTAAAAAAGCTTGCTGGAATAAGAGAGTTAATGCCTGATGAAACTGTAATGAGTGAGATCATAAAAGAAAATGCCCGATAAAGTGAAAGATGAGATGGCTAAGATGTTAGCTAAGTGGCTATATAAGGATTTTGGTATCTTAATAGAAGCTCCTACGGAAGAAGATATTGTTAAGGTTTTGGAGGAACAAAATGCAAAGGAATAATATATTAGGTAGATTTACAGCGGAAAGTGGAGGATCTAGAAAGAGAAATTATGATATGCCTTCATACCCCACAGCGCCTAAGGACACTACAGGTATAGATTTAAAATCTGTAACAGGACAACTTAAATCTAATTTATGGGATTTATTCAGAGATAGTATGTATAGCTATTTATCTAAGGGGAAGTATTCTGAGGATGAGTTCAAGGGGTTTTTGCAAGGCAGAAGCTTTAGATTGCCTGTTAATCTTCCTGGGGATTATGGAATTGATTTTGATATAAATAAGCCCATGCCTCACGGTGGGCCAAGAGAATCGGGACGAATAACCTTAAAAAAGGAATTTTGAGAAAAGATGAACTATTTCAAGCCGCACGCTGGTTTAATTTATTGGCAGGTTTTTTGAACATTTATCTATTCAATATGGGTGGTGGATATTCACTTTTAGGAATAGGAATAATTAATATTGGAGTGTGGGTCTTTACAAGGAGAACGAACAAATGATTTATGTTATGGAATCTACTGTTTGCTCTTTCTTTACTAGGGGTAGTTAAATACGGTGATTATATTACTGATGAGTGCCCGCAGGCGAGGTACACCTGCCCAAAAATATGTGACGTAGATCACAAACATTATCCAAGAGAGGAATGTAATGGCAAAACAAAACAAGAGAGTAAGTCAGATACGACAACTGTTCAACCTGTCGAACAGCTTCACAAGAAAGCAGTGGGAGCAGATAAATCAGAAGGGCTATGAATTTGCCCATGATGAACAATTACAGCAATATGAGAAGGATTCTTTAGAAGAACAAGGAATGCCTACATTCACTATCAATCGGATTCTTCCGGTGGTAGAGATGCTTAATTTTTATGCAACAGCTAATAATCCCAGATGGCAAGCTATAGGCGTTGAGGGTAGTGATACTGATGTGGCAGCTGTGTTTTCTGATCTTGCAGACTATGTCTGGCATAACTCTAATGGCTCTACTCTTTATAATAATGCTATCAATGATAGCGTTACTAAGGGAATTGGATATATTCTTATTTCTGTAGATCAAGATGCCGATAATGGACTTGGTGAAGTGATAATACAACAACCAGAACCTTTTGATGTGTATGTAGATCCTAAATCAAGGGATATGCTTTTTAAGGATGCAGCATACATAATGATCCGTAAAGTCTTGCCTAAGAATCATTTAATAAAACTATTCCCTGGTCAAAAGCGTAAGATATCACAAGCAAATAGTGATGAACAATCTCAGAAAACATTTAGCACACGTGCAACAGGAGATTCAGACCAGAAATTATTCACATATAATGATGATATAGATTCTGGGCTATCTATTACTCCCGAAGGTGAACAGGATCAGCTTGTTGAGTTCTTTGAGGTGTATGAAAAGATAAAGATATCTTATATGAGTGTTTTTTATAGGATTCCACCTAATAAAGAACAGTTACAGGCATTAAAGCAGCAGGTTGATGTTCAGATAAAAGAAATGCAAGCTGAGATGGAAGTTCAATTGCTTGAGCAGGAAAGACAAATGGCTGAGGCTGTACAAGAAGGAGAGATGCTCCCTGAGAGATATGAACTTGAAATGCGCAAGGCTCAGGAAATGATGCAGCAACAGTTAGAAGTAGCTAGACAAGAGAGTATGAGTCAGTTACAAGCAGAATCTAGTAAAATAGAGAATAAGATTGTTTCTGAGAAGGAGTATAAGATTTTAATCCAAGATCCTCAAATAGCAAAGAATATAGTAGATCAAGTTCAGTTTTATTCTACTAGGATTCAGCAGACTTGTATTGCTGGAGATAAAATGCTATACGAACAGGTTCTACCAGATACGATCACTGAGTATCCTGTTATTCCATTCCATTTCAAATGGACTGGTACTCCATATCCTATTAGTGCTGTATCTCCTCTCATAGGAAAGCAGCAGGAGATAAATAAGTCTCATCAGATTATGGTGCATAATGCTTCCTTGGGTTCAAGCTTAAGATGGATGTATGAAGAAGGTTCTATTGACGCTGAGGTATGGGAGAAATATGCTGCTAGTCCAGGAGCTTTATTGCCAATTAGGCCTGGTGTAGAGCGTCCTACTCCTGTTATTCCAGCCCCGCTTTCAAACGCTTTCTTTCAAGTAGTTCAGGAAGGTAAAGCTGATATGGAGTATTTAGCTGGTATATATAGTTCGATGATGGGAGATAGTGCAGGTGCAAGTGAAACTTATCGTGGTATGTTGGCTTTAGATGAATATGGTACTAGACGAATAAAGCAATGGATGAATACCTCTATCGAGCCTTCCTTAAAGCAAGTAGGTAACATAGTACTACAATTCTCTCAAGCAACATATACAGCTTATAAACGTTTTAGGCTAATCCAGCCTAATGCCATACAAGAAGGCAAGAATGAAGAAATTAATATTCCAATTTATAATGATATGGGTGAAGCTATAGGTAAATCTATGGATTTAAGCACATTAAAGTTTGATGTACGTGTTGTGCAAGGCTCTACATTGCCTGTTAATAGATGGGCATATCTTGAAGAGTTAAAGCAGTTGCTACAGTTAGGTGTAGTAGATGATATAGCCGTACTTGCAGAAACTGATATAAAGAACAAGGATAACATTGTAAAAAGGAAATCATTATATGCACAGCTATCGGGGCAAATTGAACAGCTTAATGAGGCGGTCAAGGATAAGGAGGGCACGATTGAAACCCTTGAAAGACAACTGGTGCAAGCTGGCATTAAGCAAAAAGTTATGCAAGCCGATGTGGAGATTAATAAGAAAAAAGAAGAAGTAAAATCTCAGATGGGCAAAGAATTTATTGAGACTGAGGGTAAGCAGAAGCTTTTACGTAATGTAATGGCTAATAATGTTGAATCTCAGAAGCAGCAAGCAGGCAATATGTTACAGTCTGTAAAAAATAGTTTGGAAAGTGAAACTGGTAGTTCTTAAACTACCGCATTGACACAAGACTAAAAAAGGAGAAGTATGATAACTTCTAATGAAGAAAGTCAAGGTAACCCTAACATAGGAATGCAAGCAGATTCACTTGAAGCTGCAGAGGCATCCCAACCGGAAGGCTCTGAAGACTTTTTCAATCAACTAGAAAATGAAGTCAATGGTGGCATAATAGATGACACTGAGGTAACCCAAAGTCAACCAAGTGGCTCCGAACAGGTAACCCACACACTACAAGACAATGGCTCCGAGAATGTGACACAGTCTTCAAATGACAGCACAGACTGGAAAAAGAGATACGAAGATAGTAGCAGAGAAGCTGTCCGCTTATCAGATCAGTATAGAGCGGTTGAACCGTTTGTACCTGTTTTGGAAGCGATGAAGAACGATAGTGGTTTGGTAGATCATGTTAGAGACTATTTGGTAAATGGCGGGAAACCTGCAAAGTCAATTCAAGAGCAGTTAAATCTTGATGAAGATTTTGTATTTGACGCTAATGACATAACAGATCCAGATTCTGACAGTGCTAAGTTAATGAATGCTCATGTAGATAAAATGGTACAAGGCAGGGTGAATCAAATGCTTCAAGCTGAACAAGCTAGAGCGCAGGAGATTCAACAGGTCAAATCCAGGACAGTCGAAGAGCAGGCATTTAAAGAGCGCAATAAAATGTCAGATGAACAGTTTGAAACATTTAAAGCTAAGGCTCAGGAGCATATAATGACATTAGATGATGTTAATTATTTGCTTAATCGTGATGCAAATAACACAAATGTTGCAAACTCGACAAAGAAGGATATGTTAAACCAAATGAAAAATGTCCGTAATATGCCTACATCCGCATCGGG